CGAGACGATCAAGGAGGGTATTCCCCATCTGATCGGAGGGACTCTTCGTGAGTTGAGATCCCTTACTGGTGCCGAACGCCGTAAGGCGCTCGGTCACGAGTATCTCAATGTTGAGTTTGGCTGGAAACCATTTGTTGCTGATCTGCAAGCTATTGCGCATGCAGTCATACACGTCGATGAGCTTCTTGCTCAGTTCGATCGTGACTCGAACAAATTGGTGCGAAGGAAGTATGAGTTTCCACTTCACAGGGAGTTTAGTTCAGCAGTTTTTCGGAATGGTGTTAGTCCTTGGACTACACCATCTTCGTCGCTGCTGACGAGCACTTCCGTGAACCAAGGGCAGGTGATCCGGTCATACGAGTTGACCAGACGTCAGTGGTTTTCTGGTGCATTCGTTTACTATATTGACCCGAGAGACGTAAAGTCTTTTCGGGGCAAGATAGCACGACATGTCCAGCAAGCCAGGCATTTGCTTGGTTTGTCACTGACTCCAGATGTTATCTGGAACATTGCCCCTTGGAGCTGGGCTTTCGATTGGTTTTCCAATACGTCCGAAGTTCTTCAGAACTGGACGGACTGGGCCATCGATAGCCAGGTTTTGGCGTACGGATACCTGATGGAACATTCCATCGCTAAGTATACGTACACCTTCGTGGGTCCCACAGGCTATCGCGTAGTGGGTCCACGGCCTCCTGATGTTGTTATGACCAATGAGGTCAAACAACGGATTCAGGCAACCCCTTATGGGTTCGGCGTTTCTGAGGCGGCTTTTAGCCTCCGTCAGAAAGCCATTGTCACGGCGCTCGGGCTTACCCGAGCTAAGTGACATCGTTGTTGCTCGTGCTCTAAACGCCACTAGGAAACCCTTTCGGGTTTCTAGGAGTGATGCTCTTGTCGTTCACCGACCCACAGTCAATCACCGTCAATGCGGTGACCTCGCCTCTCCCCCGTACGGAAACGGACGGGGATTCGGCGAAGTACACCTCAGCTGACGGCCTTCTCCAGCTCTCTGCCAGCCATCAGTATGGCCGGCGGACCCGGAGAATGCTGCGGATCGACCAGTCGAAGCTCGCCCCGGATCCGTTCAAGCCGGTGGAGAACGTCAAACTTTCGATGGGTTTGTACATCGTGTTTGACCTCCCCAATGCCGGCTTTTCGAATACCGAGGCGATGTACCTGTATACGGGGTTCAAGACCCTGTATACGGGCACTTCCGACGCGTTGATCAACAAGCTGCTCGGCGGCGAGTCCTAGACGGACTCGTGCCGGCTTGCCTGCTGATAGCGGGTCGCCAATGCAAGATGATTCAACTACCAGATCCTCCGAAAGGAGGCATCTTGGTGTTGAACATCACGTCTCACCATCCAAACTTGGTGGTAGACGCCGTTACGATCACTCTCCCCGAAACACCGTAACCCGAAAGGATACGGCAGTTATCGTGGCGGTGATCAATGCGGCTGCATTGGTACTGGAAGCCCTACTTGTTGGCGGACATGTCTGCTAAACAAGCAATGGGAGTGAACGCGACTCAGATCTTCGTCGCTCAGATGCCGCCCCCTGTTGAGGGGACTGACATCCATGTGACGTTGCGTATCGGTGGAAACCGATCGCAGGAGGTTGATAGAGCTATTCAGAATCTTTTGTTTGCGATTCGTCGCTTGCAAGAGATCTGTTAACTCACTTCCTCTGAGCTGAGTCGTTATGACGACAGAGCTAGGGATAGCCACCTTCTATAAAGGAGGGACTATGAAAAGCCTGACGTCACTCTGGTCCTGCATGGCCAAGGAATTGGCCATGCGATGTTGCACTAGCGCCACTCTCGACATAACTACTGTCGAGAGTCGGTTCGAACACGAGGGGCTATCGTTTTTGGCGATAACCCTGGCAGACCTTGGAAAAGTCATCCAAAAATGGCTTGACCAAGGTTTTGTCGTCCCTTCTGACGCTTCTTCTTTTAAGAAGAATCGTCGTACTGGTCTCCCTGCATTTCTGCAAGGTTTCCTTGGACGTGTGTTCGATCCTAGTAGTGGCGTGTTGCTTGACTCGCCGGACATCGAAGCAATTTTTGCTTTGCGCCAACTAACGTTGGTGTTTAGCAAAATCGCTCTCCCTCAGGAGACCCCGGGAGGGGTCTCCACTGGTCACGTGAGTGCCAGTCGTGAGAGACGTGCGATGTCCAGCTATGTCTCGTGTGAGCAGGAAGTTCGGTTGTCTGATGCGCGTTTG